TCAACCCATCAACACCATTCTTAAAACCGTAAGTATTAATTTTAGATATATTTTGTTCTACTTTTGGTAAGAATTTTGAAACCGTAGCTCCATATCTACCAGCTGTTGCAATTGCTCTATTTGTAGTCTCAGTAGCCTCTAATGACCCAACACCAATCTTATCAAATTCAGAAATAACACTGCTCATATCAATATTATATAATTCTTTCAGTTTAACTGCATTTAGAAGAGCTTCTTTTGGTATCATAAATGCTCTTCCTGTTTGTGTTGCTAATTCTACTAAAACTTCTTGGACATCATTTACCGTTAAAGCAAAACCAGCTAATTCAGCAGCAACATCAGTTACACCTAATATAAGGTCATCCATGAATATCTCATCCATACCGATGCCAGATATAATATCTTTACGCATCTGGTCAGTTAGAGAAAGAATATCTAAATAAGCTTCCATGGAAGCAGCAGCCTTATCAGTCGGGTCGCCTGCTGATAAACCAACAAGAGATTGCATCATTCCCATAGCATCTCTAAGTGTTAAATCAGCTTGAGTTCTGGTTTCAGCTAATTTTAATACTATTTGTTGAGCTTTAGTTAAACTATCAATTCCTACATAATCTCTCTCGCTTTCAGTGCCCTTCCGTACATAATCATTTTTTCTTAAAACCCTATCAAACTCACTCTTTTTTATCTTTACAATATCTCCATTTGAATCTTCAAATTCTACAAATTGGAATGATGGAGTTGGGTTTTCAATGCCAAATTCTTTTGCTAATTTTAGTGAAAGTGGGTTACCGTGTTTTCCTAATTTTTTAATGGATTTAATCCTAGAGGCATAGTCAGGTTCATCATAAGTGTTAAACACTCCTAATGGTACTCCTAATTCTGGATGAGAAGCTAAATAAGGTTTTCCGTGAGATAGAAAACCCTCAATTTTTAGTTGTAAAGATAATTTATACATACATTTGTTTATATATAAATATTTTATCTTCTGTTTTTATTTTTTGCAGTCTCTATTGCTTGATTTTTTTGTTGGATTTCTTCTGAAAGTTTGTTAAGATAGAACCGTCTTTCAAAAATTGGCATCTTTAAAATGTCTTCTCTAGTAAAATGAAAATTCTTAGATAGGTAATAAATCTCTTCTAACAGGGCATACCTATAGCCCGAAGAAAGGACGAAAAAAGTTCAAACCGAAATTAATAGTAAACGAAACCTCTTTTCCTGAAGGTGCTTTAACCTTTCTTTCTAAATCTAAACCTGGTTCTACTTTATTTAAAAATTTTCTGATTTCTTGTGCATCTTTCAAAGGTAATTTATGTATTTCCAAAGATAAATTCATAGGGTCTTTTTCACCATCTATTTCAACTATACATTTTTCTAATTTTTTTGTAGCCATAGGTTTTATTTTCATGTTTGCATAACTTTCTTCTAATTTTTGAAAATAGACAGTGTCTTCTGGTGTTAACAATCTTAATTTACAGTTTTTTCCTGATTTAGGTAATGTAAACTCAAATAGTCCTTCTTGATTTGGTGAAATGCCCACTTCTTTAGTTCTTAGAATTGATAAATCTTCTATATGTGTAAACTCTGTATCCGTTGCTGGGTCTCTCAATGTAAATGTATATTCAGGGCCAAAAGCTGTATTTCGTAAAAATACATATACTGCTTGTTTATCACATTCTGCGAGATTCTTGACATTAATATCTTTATCTAATATTTTAGCTTTTAATAATGTGTCCATTAATTCTCCAGATTCTGAGAGGTTTGGAGATGTTAGAATATTTTCATCTGATGCTGTTAAATAAGACACTTTTAGAGTTTTCTTATTATTTTCATAAAAAATTCCTTTAGACGGTAATTCCACGATATCGTAAGGAATGGTAGGTTCTATTTCTGGTGTTTGTAAATTTTCCATTGTGTATGTTATAATATTTTATTAATAATAATAAAGATATCTTTTAATTAAGTGAATAAGAACTCAAAAATATCTACAATAAGTAGTATAAAACAAAAAACCCACAAAAAGTGGGTTATTTTATTAATATGTTTAAAAATATATTAGTATACTAATATACATCTATCAGGTCTTAATGTTGCCGCTATATTAGCCATACCTTCATCACTATATGCTAAATCATTAAAGTTTACATCTGTTAAGAAACATCCTTGTAGTACCCATTTTTCAACCACTACTCCTGTTGGGTCTAACATCTCTAAATCAAGATTCTTTTTATATCCTGCTGCATAACCCATTCTCCCAGTTACTGACTCAGCATGTAACCTAACCCATTCCATAAGTGCTTGTGAAGCTGAAGGGCCAATTGGGTCTCTAAATGTCACATTAATTGTATTCCATACGAATCTACCAGCTACATATGTTGATGTGTTTAAGAATGGTATTTCTACAGACCCAATAGTAACTTGTGGTCTTGATGTGCTCTCTACATACCATTCGTTAATTCCTAAAGAAGAGTCAAATCTTAAAATAAACCTATTCTTTTTCTTCGGTTCGTAGGGTACGGGCATTTTCATTAATAAATCGGCCATGGTGTTTAATTTTTAATTTTTTTTATTTGTTAATAAATATCATCTATTTTATTATTTACTAGTTTATATATAAATATATGATTGCAGCAAAATAATATTAATCAGTAAGCTTAGATATTATAATCTTATTCTTTTCTCCTTGTGACGTATCATAAATAAAAAATTCCACACCTGGATATTCTACAGATAATTCATTTCTAATATAATCTATAACTACATCTATATTTCTTCTATCATCATCACTAAATCCTATACTTAATCTATCATACTCACCATCAGTTAATTTTCTAACTCCATTAACAACTCTATCCACATAATCTTTTAATGCTATCTTCTTGCCTTCTTCCGGGTTATCTGCATCAACATCTAATCCAAATTTATCTTTAAATTCATCAGAAGTAACAGCTGAATAATCATTTTTTGATAAATAAAAATCTATTTTTTCATCCATAGGCATATTTTTGGTGGATGGATAGGTTTTTTCTATGTTACTTACCATCTTGTTAACTTCTTCTGTGTCAAATGTCATCCCTATTAATATTCTAATACTTTCTTTAATTGCGTGACTTGGAGTGCCTCTAGCTGTTATTATAGAAAAAGGATTAGCATATATTAAAGATTCTTTTAATTTGTCAAAACTAGGTGCAAACTTTTCATCTTCTATTGCTTTTTTAGTATCACTAATAAATGTTTGTGGGTCTTGAAAATCCATAAATGCATGGTCAGTTAATCTATAATCTGGATTCTTCCTAAGTTCTACAAATTCTTCAGTGCTTACATTTACAGGTATCCATCTTAAAGATTCCTTTTTTTCCATTTTTATTTTTGTAGGCATAAAAAGTATATTATCATCCCAATCAAATGAATATCCTCGCACTTTATCAGTGGTTATAACTTCACCAATTTCTTTAACTAGTCTGATTAGTTGGTTTTCTCTTATTATTAAGTTTCTTAACATATAAAATAAATATTTTTTAATAAGCAAAAAAAACGTGACCTTTAGTCACGTTAATTTTATAAATAATAAATGAATTAATTTAAATTATACTAGGGTTATATTTATTCCCAGCTTTATTTATCCTATTAAACCAATTTTTCATATCTTTAACTTCAGACTCCGTAATTGGGTTTGTAGTTTTTAATGTTCTAGATTCTGAAATTGGGGTGCAACTACTACAACTATTAGGTGGTCGACAACTATTACAATCATTAGCAACTAGTGTACCATCTGGACGATAACAACAGTCTGGAAGAATACCACCACCTATTGGTTTACCTGTTTTACAACCTACTTCTGGATGACTTTTTGGGCATGCACAAGGTTGTCCCGGTCGTTGGTGTAATCCATATGCTGCGCCTCCCTCTGGTTTACAACATTTACGGCATTTCTTACCCTCACAAGGATTTTTATCCATAGTCCATCCTGGAGGACATTTAGGGCCAGTAAATCTATATCCTACAGGAGACCCCTTTTCACACTTAAAACACGCTATCATCTTTGGGTTAGTTCCACCGCCTGGGTCTTGCATTCCTGCGTCAGTTAGAGGATTTGGGGGCCTATTAATTTTTATAGGGGTTATCTCTTCTTTTTCATTAATGTTACTAAGTAATCTTTGTAACTGATTTTCACTTAAAACTACTTTTTGTTTTTTATTTTTAGTGAAGGTTTTCCTATTACTTTTAGGCAACCCTATTTCTTCTGATAAAATTCGTTTTTTAAATTTCATGTTTATCTATTATATATCTTCAAATGAAGCTCCTGTTGGAGTTATTAGGAATTCAATAAATATGAATTCAAGTGCTCTTGTTGGTTTGATGTAAATCTTACCATTTAACTCATTTCTATCAATTTCCTCTGGGTCGTCAGATAACACAACTCTAAAGTCTGTTAAACCTCTATCTCTTCTTATAGAATCTAATATCGGATTAACTAGGTCTAAGAATTGTTGTCTTACTACGTCATCATTTTGTTCAAATAATAATCTAACCGCAACTGCTGAAATTAGTTTTCTAGTTTGTAATAGTAATCTTCTTACATTTATTCTATCTAATGCTGATTCCTTAACTTGTAAAGTTTTATTACCAAAGATAATAGGTCCTACATCACTGAATGTTGCAATTGGGTTTAATCTTCCAACATATAGTGTATCTCTTTCCTCTAAAGTTAATTTAGTTCTAGCTTTAATTGCGTCTACAACACCTCTTGTATAACCTGCTGATGCAAACCAAGGGAATGCTATATTATCGGTTAAGGCCATATTTCTAGCAACTTCAGCTGTTGGTGGGACGTATAATTGTTTATTTGTATTATTATCTCTAACAAGTACCCATGGATAATAAGTTGCTGTATAGTTAGAATCTATGAAACTATCTTCCATATTATTAACCGCTTCTGTTGGGTCTATCTTATTATTGGCATCAGAAGTTGTAGTAACAAATAAATTATAATCTGGTGTTGTTGTAATATAAAGTGAATCAGCTCTCTCAGTTTCTACCATATCAATACTATCATTTACTAAAGCTAAATTATTTACATAATCTACACCAGGTGTTGCAAATAAATTAATATCAACAGCTTCTGGATTTTCGAATTTATGAATAGCTTGTCTGTATGCGTCATAGTCAGTATTAGATTCTGTAGTAGAAATCTTTTTAAATGAACCTAAACCACTAGCGTCTGTATATGTTGAATCTGCACAAGCTCCATATTTATACCCTGTCATACCTAATCTATATACATCTTGGTTACTTCTACTTTTTCTATATTCGTCCCAACCATCAAAACCACCATAAGGAACTAAAGTAAATTTCCTTGCTGCTAATTTATAATATGGGTCTGTTGTTGAAGTTGGTTCTGATTGGAATGAAGCAGCTCCCGCCATAAACATTGATTTACCACTTAACGTTGATGCTGTTTCTGTTAAATAAGAACCTGAACCAGCTATAACCACTGTTGCTCCTGAATCCATGTGGAATCCTTGGGTTAATGTTGGCCAATCACTTCCAGTAGTATCAGTACAAACTGCTGTTGGGGTTTTAAACCCTTTATACTCGAAGAAATCGTAGTCAATCGCTGCACCATCACCATTAGAGAATCCTAAATAATTCTTTCTAATATTATCACCAGCAGAAACTGAAGCGTTGCTCACACCATTTGAATCGAAGTATGGGTCAAAAACAACTTCACCTGGAGTGAAGTATTTAGTTTTCCATTTTGGGTAAGGATTTATTGTACTTGTACAAGACTCTCTAAACTTATAACCTTCAAATCCAGCTGGTAAAGCGTCTTTTAAATCACCATC